TTATTAAGTCTGTAAAACTAATAATAAAATGGCACAAGCAAATTTAGTATCCAAGAAAGTACGGATGGGTCATCGTGATATCATCAAGTATCAACTTGTAACACACTGTTTTATAAATGACATTCAACTCTCAAGTAATGAGTTGGATTGTCTAGCCTTATTAGGTGCTTATGGTGAACACGAACTTTCAGAGTTTTGCAATGTAACTGTAACTGAAAAGATCTTTAAGACCGCTCAAACAGTACGTAACTTTTTAACTAAAGCAGGTAAAGTAAAGCTAGTAAATAAAGATGGTACAAATAAAAAAAGGATCTCATTAACAGATGATCTTAAAATACAAACAGAAGGAAATATAGTATTGGATTTTAAAGTAGTATATGTTACCGAAAGCTAGTAAACATTATATAATACCAACTGCCACAGATTTAGATCTTGATTCACAATTAGTAGAAGAGGTAGTTTCATTTTATTATTCGACTTTACGAAAGACTTTGTCGGAATTAAAATGTTATAATGTACAGGTTGAAAATATAGGTACTTTTAAAGCTAAATCTAAGGAACTCCCAAAGCTGATAGCCAAATATAAAAAACATCTGAGTGTGCTTAACACTGAGACTTTTAGAGGGATGAGAACTAAAAAAGATGTTGAAGAAAAACTCGCAAAAGTTGTTGCACTTCAAGATCAAATAAATGAAACTCGCAAACGTAAACAAGAATTTATAAAAAATAAAAAAAATGGGAACACTGGGACAAATATGGAAAGCTAGAAAACAGATTCTAGAGGGTGTAAAAAACACCATGATAAAAGATGAGTTTGTAGAGCTTGTTGCTGCAAATAGAATGGAGATATGTAAGACATGTCCTAAGTTTGATGGTAAGTGTAGTGTGGCAGGGACAGGTCCTTGCTGCGGAGCTTGCGGATGCAGCCTCAAATTTAAAGTCAGGTCTATGTCAACGTTCTGTGGAATGACTAACCTAGGAGAAGATCCTAAATGGATGGCAGTGATGTCACAGGAACAAGAAAATAAAATGTTTATAGAAGAGGCAGAGTTACTACAAAAAAAACAAGATAAGGGAACACCAGAAATATAATAGGCTAACTAAATAAAAGAATGATGGAACTTAAATTTACAGCAGAAAATCATAAGTATGAAACAGTAAACGATCCAACTAAAAAATGGGTTAGCGCTACAGGAATACTAAAAGCATTAACAGAACCTTTTGATCAAGAGGCTGTAGCTACAAAATCATCAAAAAATAAACGCTCAAAATGGTTTGGTTTAACATCTAAAAGAATTATAGAGATTTGGACTAAAGAAGCAAAACGAGCTACAGACTTAGGTTCTTGGTATCACGATCAAAGAGAAACTGATTTATTAGCCTGCTCTACTGTACAAAGAGAGGGTTTAGATCTTTCAATCGTCCACCCTATACTAGATGGTGATATAAAGTTAGCTCCAGTTCAACAAATAGTTCCTGGTATTTATCCAGAACACTTTGTTTATTTAAAAAGCGCTTTAATATGCGGTCAAGCAGATAGAGTTGAAGTTGTAGGGGATACTGTAAATGTATATGATTATAAGACTAATAAAAAAATGCGTGAGCCGTATACTAGCTGGAACGGTGTAACTAAAAAGATGTTAGGTCCGTTAAGTCATATAGATGATTCAGATTTAATGCACTATGCTTTGCAACTTAGTATTTATATGTATATTATATTAAAACATAATCATACACTTGTTGCAGGTAAGTTAGAAATTTCACATATTATGTTTGAAATCGAATCTGAAGATGAGTTTGGTTTTCCAATATCAGCGATTGATGCTGCAGGAGATCCTATTATAAAAGAGATTGTACCTTATGAGCTACCTTACCTTAAAAAAGAAGTAATAGCCATAATAAAGTATATGAAAGCCAACCCTAAAGAATTTAAAAAATGATAAAGTTATTAGATATTCAAAATAATGTAGTAATACCTACAGAACATTGTCAAACTATTAAATGGCTTAAAGTCATAAAAGATAAGTTTCCAGAAGACTACATGAAGTTATATGCTTATATTTTCTACATGGCGTGTCCTGGAGAAGCTAATCCTTACTTCAATCTCGTAATGGACCTTAGAGAGGAGACAGTGATTCAGGACATTGAGATTAACAGAGATTTATTAGAAGAAGATGAGGTAATAGATGCTGTAGAAAAAGCAACTAAGCTTTATGAAACACCTACTGTACGAGCGTACAAAGGTATCACCACGATGTTAGATAACATCACAGAATATATGGAAACAACAAAACCTACTGCCGGTAGGGATGGAAATCTTCCTGCCATGATACGGCTAGCTAAAGACTTTGATGATATACGTCAGTCTTATAAAGGAGTGGCAAAAGACTTAGCTGCAGAACAGGAGTCTCAAGTTCGTGGTGGACAAAACTTATCTTATGATCAACTATAAATGGAAGTACTAGATTTTCATAGACTAATACCCACATACGATAACGGAACGTGGACGGAAACAGAGTTCACAGACTTACAAGAATTCCGTGACTTTGTTAAGAGTACATTTAAAGAACCTGGTAAATATGAGTTTGATGAAACATCTGAATTATTTAATGAGCAAGCTCGCTTATTCAATGAACAAGGCGGAGCATATTGCTTATCTGCTTTCAGAAGCAAAGATTTTATTACCTATTGGGATTTAGAAAAACGTAAATCTCGTGTTGGTTGTATTTTTAAAAATAACGGTAAGGTTTGGTACTTACCTCGTGATTATTATTTCTGGATCAACTTTTTACCTATTTACGATAAAATAAAAAAAGATTTTGCTTATGCTCAGGTTTGGGATGTGCAATTACATATGGCTCTTTATGAAGAATTGGCAGAACTTCATTATAAGCATGCGAGTATATTTAAAAAGCGTCAAATAGCGTCTTCTTATTTTCATATGGGTAAGCTGATTAATAGAATTTGGTTTGAGCCAGGAGCTATTCTCAAGATGGGTGCCTCACTAAAAGATTTTATTAATCTTGCAGGATCTTGGAAATTCTTAGAAGAGTACCGCGCTTTTCTAAATGCAAGCACTGCATGGTATCGACCAATGAATCCTGGTAAAGTATTAGAGTGGCAACAAAAGATTGAAGTTACTAAAGGTGGTAGAAAGAAAGATGTGGGTCTCAAAGGAATGATTACAGGGATGTCATTTGAGCAGAGTGATACAAAAGGTGTCGGTGGACCTTGTACTATTTTCTTTTATGAAGAGGGCGGTGTTGCAAGAACTGCGGATAAGACTTTTGAATTCATTCGTCCTGCAATGCAAGCAGGAGACATTACCACTGGCTTATTTATTATCGCAGGTTCTGTAGGTAAATTAAAAGATGCGGGACCACTAAAAGATTTTACATACAATCCTGAAGCTAATGATATTTATGCAGTAAATACTGATCTTATAGATGAAAAAGGCACAAAAGGAAAGAGCGGGTTATTTATTCCTGAACAATGGGGTATGCCTCCACATATAGATAAAGATGGTAATTCTCAAGTTGAAGATGCTTTAGCATCTCTTGAAGCTAAGTTTGAAAAATGGAAAAAAGAGTTATCCCCAGAACGTTATCAAATACGTATTTCTCAGCACCCGAGAAACATTAAAGAAGGCTTTGCTCATAGAGAGGAATCTAAATTTCCATTAAGTTTAGTTGCACATCAGAAACGAGAAATTGAAGAGAAAATGTATCCGTATGAGTTAATAGATCTTTCAGAAGATTTTGCAGGAACTCTTCTTATTAAAAAAACCACCAAGCCACCTATTAGTGATTTTCCGGTTAAACCTAACATGGAAGATAAAACAGGATCGATAGTAGTTTGGGAACGCCCTGATGAGAAACCAGAGCACGGGATGTACTATGCATCAATAGATCCTGTATCAGAAGGAAAAACTACTACTTCTGATTCCCTTTGTTCTATATATGTATATAAGACAGCTACTCAAGTTAAACGATATACTGAAGAAGGTGTAGAACACTTTATTGAAGGTGATAAAATTGTTGCCGCTTGGTGTGGTAGATTTGATGACATTAACAATACACATGAACGCTTAAGATTAATTATCGAGTGGTACAATGCTTGGACATTGATAGAGAATAATATTTCTTTATTTATTATGTATATGATAAAGATGAGGAAGCAAAAGTATTTAATACCTAAGAACCAGGTAATATTTTTAAAGGAAGCTCAGGCTAATAAATCCGTATACCAAGACTATGGATGGAAAAACACAGGTACCTTATTTAAAAATCACATGCTAAACTATCTTATAGAATGGCTTAAAGAAGTTGTAGAAGAAGAAATAGATGATGCTGGTGTTATTAAAAAGAAATTTTATGGTATTCGGAGATTACCAGATATGATGGCCTTAATTGAAATGGAACACTACGATGGTGTTGTCAATGTCGATAGATTGGTGTCTTTAGCAGCTCTAATTGCATTTGTGAAAGTGCGGGAATCTAATGCTCCAAGAGAGGTTAAGGTTGAAAATGAAATAGGCATTAGCTTGGAAAAGTCGGAAAATTTGTATAAATTAAAGAGTGGTGCCTTCAAGCATGTTGGTAGATCTGGTGGATCAAATCAATCAGCTAAACGTAGGTCGCCATTTAAACGTATTCGCTAAGCATGGAAATTTATAACGCGCTCGATTTAAAATCGGGAAAGAAAACTAGAAGTAACAGGTTATGGAATATATCACAACCTTTACAGTTCTTATCTGTAGATGAAAAAGATGCTGATTGGGCTTCTTGGAACATGGATTGGTTAGAATGGAATGGACTAAAACAACTTCGTAAGAACTCTCGAAAGTTGATGAAAAACTATAAGCTTGCTCAAGGAATCATCGATAAGGGTGATTATATACAAGAAGATAATAATGAGATGAAAGACGTAGTAGCTCAACTTGCGCAAGATAGCGAGATGGAGTCACTAGAACTCAAGTTTTATCCTATTATTCCTAATGTAGTTAATACACTAACTGCAGAGTTTGCTAAAAGAAATAAAAGAGTAACATTCCGTGCAGTAGATGAATTCACACACAATGAGATCATTACTAGTAAAAAAGAAGAGATTGAAAATGTGCTTGTAAAATGGGCAGAATCTCGACTTATGGAAGAAATGCTTCAACAAGGAGCAGATCCAGAAGATCCTGAAATGCAAGAAATGATGCAGGAAAAAATGTCTCCTGAAAACTTAAAAACATTACCAGAAATTCAAGACTTCTATGCTAAAGATTTTGAAGTTCTAGCAGAAAAGTGGGCTTCTAAACAATACATTATAGATGAAGAGCGCTTTAGAATGGATGAACTTGAAGAAAGGGCGTTTAGAGATAAGCTTATTACAGATAGAGAGTTTTGGCATATGCACATGCTAGATGATGATTACGATGTTGAATTATGGAATCCTGTGCTTACCTTCTACCATAAGTCACCTGATGCGCGTTACATATCGCAAGCTAACTATGTTGGTAAAGTTGAGATGATGACTGCTGCAGATATAATTGATAAGTATGGATGGAAGATGAATGAAGATCAATTATTAGGCTTACAGCAAGCTTATCCTGTATCAGCAGCTGGTTATGCTTTAGGCGGTCAGCAAAACGATGGTTCTTATTACGATGCTACTAAGTCTTATGAATGGAATACTAATTCACCTTCATTAGCAATGCGTCAATACCTATCTGTAGGTTCTCAAAATATACATAATAGTAATGATGTTGTAGAGTGGGTTCTTGGAGAATCTGAAGATTATACTGACAATACTCAAATGTTAAGAGTTACTACAGCATACTGGAAATCACAAAGAAAAATAGGTCACTTAACTAAAGTTTCGGATGGCGGTAAAGTTACAAGTGAAATTATATCTGAAGAGTATAAAATTACCGATAAGCCTGTGTATAACACAAGTTTAATAAAAAATAAAACTGCACAAAATTTATTATTTGGCGAACATATAGAATGGGTTTGGATTAATCATGTTTGGGGCGGAATTAAAATTGGACCTAATCAACCTACATTTATTGGTATAGAAAATAATACTGGAGTTAATCCTATATACTTAGGTATTAATCAGAACCAAATAAAACCATTAAAGTATCAGTTTAAAGGAGATAACACTCAATACGGATGTAAACTTCCAGTAGAGGGTAGGATTTTCTCAGACAGGAACACTAAGTCTTCATCAATGGTTGATTCTATGAAACCTTTTCAAATAGGATACAATATTGTTAATAATCAAATTTCAGACATTCTTATAGATGAAATAGGGACTGTTGTAATGCTTGATCAAAATGCGTTACCTAAACATTCACTGGGTGAAGACTGGGGCAAAGGTAATTTAGCTAAAGCTTATGTAGCAATGAAAGATTTTAGCATGCTTCCGTTAGATGGTTCTATAGCTAATACTGAAAGCCCACTAAATGGTCAACACTTTCAACAATTAGATTTATCTCAAACGCAACGTTTGATGTCAAGAATACAACTTGCACAATTTTTTAAACAACAGGCGTATGAGCAAGTAGGAGTTAATCCACAAAGAATGGGTCAACAACTTGGTGGTAGTAGTACAGCTACTGAAGTAGAACAAACTCAAGTTGGTTCATATGCACAAACAGAAATGCACTTTGTAGAACACTGTGATCATCTTATGCCTAGAGTTCACGAAATGAGAACAGATTTAGCACAATGGTACCATTCTGCTAAACCTTCTATTCGTTTACAACATATGACATCATTAGATGAACGTGTAAACTTTGAGATGAACGGTGAAGAATTACTATTAAAAGATATCAACGTATACTGTACTACTAAGGCTAATCATAGAAAAATGTTAGAACAAATGCAACAACTGGCTGCTAACAACAATACTACAGGAGCTTCTATATATGATTTAGGTAGAATTATGCAAGCGGATTCAATGGGTACACTTAATAGTGCACTTAAGTCTGTTGAAATAAAGAATGATAAAATCAAGCAGGATGAACAAGCTCAGGCTCAACAAATGCAACAACAGCAGCTTGAAATGGTCGAAAAAGAAAAACAAATGCAAATTGATCATGATGCATCAGAAGCTGAAAAAGACAGACGTAAAGATGTTCTTGTTGCTGAGATTAAAGCTAGTGGCTTTGGTGCAATGCAAGATATAAATGAGAATAAACAATCTGATTTTATAGATAATATGGAAAAGATTCAACGCACTGAATCATATCAAGATACAGCAGATATTCAAAGAACTAAAGTTGATCAGAATCGATCGCAACATGTCGATAAAATGGGTATAAAACGAGAAGAACTTGCTTTAAAGAGAGAACAAAATGCTACTCAACTTGCAATTGCAAAAGAAAATAAGAACAAATATGATGTTCCAAAAAACACTGGAAAAAAAGATAAGAAAAAATCATAGCCATATAATGATAAAATCTTTATATAGACATAAGAAAATACAAACTTATAATGTTTATTTTTAATAAGTTTGTTGTATATTATAATAGTTAGTCAATAACAAAACCAACATAACAATGAATAAAGAAGCAACAACTAGTGTGCAAGAAGTCGATATAGACATAGATGCATTATTAGGAACTGGTGCTGACAATGTGATGCTAGCAGGGGAACCTGCACCTGCGCCTTCTTCGGAAGAAACAGAAAAGAAAACTCTTTTTTCACCAATGTCCACCGACACATCGTTCCTTGACAAAGCGCCTAAACCCGCTAACGAAAAAACTCCAGAGGAGGAAGCAACTGAAGCAGCTGAAAAGCTTGCAGTAGAAGCAGCAAAAACTCCCGAGGAATTAGCAGCTGAAAAAGAAGAAGCAGATCTATTGGCGTTAGAGCCAGATCCTTTAGACTTATCGAGTGGAGATCCGATGGATCCGGAACTTGAAGACAAGAACAAAGGTGGTAGACCTTCTGCTCTAGTAACAGCAGCTAAAAAAATGATTGCCGATGGTATTCTTACCCCTTTTGTAAATGATAAGGGTGAAGATGAACCTACTGATAATTATACTGCTGAAGATTTTCAGGAGTTAATTAGCGCTAACATGGTAAATCAAGAGAATAGATTAGTACAAGAGCTACCTAAGCAATTTATTAATCAATTACCTCCTGAAATGCAACAAGCATATGAGTATATCGCAAATGGCGGTACTGATATGAAAGGTATGTTTCACGCACTTGCAGCTTCTAACGAAGTCAGAGATCTTGACATTACAGAAGAAAAAGGGCAAAAGCATGCAGTACGTGCTTATTTAAACGCAACTAACTTTGGTACACCAGAGGAAATTGAAGATAGAATCTTTACTCTTGAAGACAGGGGTGATCTTGAGAAAGAAGCAAGTGTGTTTAAACCAAAGCTAGATGCAATGCAAGAAGGTATTATACAAAAAAGAGTTGCTGATCAAGCAGCGTCAGCAAAACAAAGGCAAGCACAATCTCAACAATATATTGAGAATGTATATAAAACGTTAGAAACAGGGAAGCTAAATGGTATAGCTCTAGACAACAAGACACAGAATATGTTATATGCTGGTCTAGTACAGTCTAACTATCCATCAATTAGTGGAAAGCAAACAAACATGTTGGGGCATCTCTTAGAGAAATACCAATGGGTAGAGCCAAGACATGATTTAATAGCAGAAGCGTTATGGTTACTTCAAGACCCTGAAGGATACAGAGGGAGTTTAGGAGCCAATGTAGAAAAAGCTACAACGGAAAAGACTATGAGAACATTGAAGACTGAACAAGCTACTAAAAGCGCAGGTAACACTGCACCAGTAGGAAGCACTTCACCTTCAAGAAAAAGACCGGGTGTTAAAAGACCCTCAAAAAACTTCTTCGGAAGATAAAATAGAATAATAAATAAATAAATAATAACTAAAAACCCGTTACAAATGAGTACACCAGTATTTAACAATGGCTTGTTTCTAAGAGATACCTCTTACAATGCAAGCTCACACGTTGATTCTTACCACTTAGCTAACATGCTGAAAGATGCAGAACCTACCGACATGGGACCAGTTGATATCTGGGCTATGACGCAAAAGGTCGAAATGCCTCTTTATCAGATGTCTAACTTTGGTGGGAAGAACGTAATCGAAGTAGATAATATCCGTGGAGAGTGGAAATGGCAAACGCCTATTTCACAAGATCTTCCTTATATTATGGAAGATGTTGAACCAGGAAATGCCCAAAAAGGTATTGATGGAACAACATTTAAAATTAAGTTGAACAAGCGCGAGTTTGGTCATGGAGATATCATAACGTACGATAAGTACAATGGTGTGGAAATGATTGTATCTGCTGAAGATGATATCTTACCAATAGGTGATGGTTTTATCTACACAGTTGGTTTAGTAAACAATGATTCTTACAAATTTTTAGACAGCAAATTTTTGAAGTCTGGAACTAAGTTCTTCAGAAAAGGTTCTGCTAGAGGTGAATATGGAGAACGTTTCTCTGACATTTCTACAAAAAGTGGATACCGTGAATTTTATAACTACGTAGGTGGTGCTGAAGCTCACGTTCATTATTCTATATCTTCAAGAGCTGACATGGCTATTAAAGGTGGAATGAATGCAGATGGTACAGTACCAGTTACTGAGATCTGGAGAAACTTTGATAAATCTATGGATCCATCAGTATCTACTATTGAAGGTATGGTTGAATCAATGGGTAAAGACTACGTTAAGAGAGCAATCGCTAACGGAGACTTATCAAGAAGTTTCTTAACAAACTTAGAAGCTGCTCACTTGAGCAAGATCGCTACGGATATTGAGACTTACCTTATGTGGGGTCACGGTGGTAGAGTTCGTCAAGATGGACCAGATGACGTAAGGTTATCAGTAGGTCTTTGGAAACAATTGGATAACTCTTTCAAAAGAGTATACAATAAGTCTTCTTTCAATCTTGAATTGTTTAGAGCTGAGTTGTATAACTTCTACGCAGGTAGAGTTGACTTCCAAGGTCCAGATCCACAAAGAAAAATCGTTATCCAAACAGGAATGGGAGGAATGCGAATGGTGAATGAAGCTATCAAAAGAGAAGCTGCAGGTGAAAACTTGACAATCAATGCAGGAGATAAAGCAGGGATTGGAGCAATCAAAGGGCAAGGAATGAACTTAGGCTTTGGGTATGCATACACTAGTTATGTTATTCCTTTCTTAGCTAACGTTGAGTTTGTAATTAACCCAGCATTTGATAATGTTCATACAAATGATATTGAAAATCCAATCATTGATGGTTTTCCATTATCTTCTTACTCTTTTATCATCTTTGATATCACTGACAACACAAATGATAACATTTATCAGTTGAAGTTGAAATGGGATTCTCAGTTGAAATGGTGGTACCAAAATGGTACAATGGATTATATGGGACGTTCTCAAGGATTCCAATCTTCAGGTCAGTTTAACGGATACAGAGTTTATATGACTCAGTGTATGCCAGCAATCTGGGTAAAAGATCCAACTAAAGTGTTAAAAATTGTAATGATAAACCCGTTAACGGGAGGATCATTCTAAGAAAACATAAATTCCAAAGAGCAGATGTTAATGCATCTGCTCTTTTTTTTTTAATATTAATACATAAGAAAATGGCAACTAAGAAAACAGGTGACTGGAAAAAAAGATTAGAGAAGAAGGCAGCTAAGTCAAAAGCTAAGGCTAAAATCAAAGACTCTAAAGCAGTAGCTAAAGCTACTACAAAAGGTAAAAAGAAAGTAATCAAAGCTACAGCTAAAAATCAGGCTGCTAAGGCAAAAGGTTACAAAAGTCAAAAAGATAAAAACACTTCTACTTCTAAGGATATAGCAAACGTTAAAGAGAAAAGAATAGAAGTAAAAGGTGATGCAAGAAGAAGAGGTAATAACTCTACTTCTACTTCAACTACAATTAAGACAAATAACTCTACAAAAAACTCTAATAACACTAAGAGAAAGTCAACTTCAACTTCTTCTACAGGAGGTAAGTCAGCTTCTCAGTCAGGTTCTAAGTCAGGTTCTAAGTCAGCTGCTCAGTCACGTTCTGGCGCACGTTCTGGTTCTAACAGTACTGCTAAAACTAAAGGTAATACTGTTAAGAATAAGAAAACAACAAACGTTGGAAGTAATGCTGGAGGTAGTAAAAGAGTCAATGTTAGCAAAGGTAATAACTCTGGTAACAGAGGTAATAACTCTGGTAACAGAGGACCTTCTAACAATAACTCTAACAATAACTCTGGTAATAAATCAAAAGTAAAAGTTGGAGTTAATACAAAAAAGTCTCCTTCAAAACCTTCAAAACCTTCCATGAAAAAAACAAAAAGGTGGATAGGTCCTCTAGATTTTTCAAAACCTTCTTCAAATAAGAAGAAGATGGGAGGCTCTACTAAGAAAAGTGTGTATAAACAGGGAGGAGCTGTTAAAGGACTAAAAGTAGGAAGAAAAAGATAACATATAAGAATTGAAGGGGAGTTTGTTCATTCTCCCTTTCTTTTTTTTATATTTACATGTCAGTTATAAATAACCAACTAAATCAATAAGAAAATGTCAGGAAAGACACAAGCACCAAAAGAGGGAGATACAGCAACTGTATTAGGATCCCCAAACGCAACAACATTAGAACCTACTGTACCAAAGACTCTTGCACAAGAGATCGTTAAGCCTAAGAAAGGTAAGGTTAAAGCAAATCCAGAAGCTTTTAAAGAAGTTTTTACAAATGTAGGGAGAATAAATGTTAAACCTTATATAGACCCTAATAGGGAAAATATGGGATTAGAAGATTATGGCTTTGCTATATTTCCAGGAACACATCACGAAGAACAACTAGCTGCCATTGAGAGAAATGGCCAAGTAAGATATGTTACTGGATTGGATGAGTATGCACCAGAAGTACAAGCAATTAGCGATCCTGAATTAAAAGCATCGGTAATATTTAATATACGATCTGTAGTATCCCACTTAGAAAAGATGTTAGCTACTAATGTAATCAAAGTTGATGACGAAGAGTTTTGGGCTAAAGTAAAACTACTTAGACCTGATAATCATGAGTTTTGGGGGAAGATTTCAATGAGATGCGGTAACGAACCTGTAACATTAGAACCAGGTAAAGATCCTTATGATCTACTTAAGTTTATGGCTATTGAAGCTGGTGGATTCGATTTGATTGGAAAATCGCTAGAGGATGCTAATTCTATGCCTGTTGCACCTAAGTTTTTTTTAGATAAAGAAGTTCATACTGTATCTAAGCGAACAAGCTTTAAGAAACTACGTAATAAAGCTATAGGCATGTTAGATGTGATGTCTAATAAGAATCTTAGTAAATTATTATATGTTACTAAAGCTATTGACAGCAACAGCACATCATATAAAACACATACTCCATCAGATATTCTTTATGATGTGATGGATGATTATATTAATGGTGCTGGTGTAGAACCTAATAAGGTTAAAGCTGCTGAATATTTTATTGCTACTGCAAGTTTAGATATGGAAACATTAAAGTTAAAAGCTATTGTAAAAGATGCTTCTTTCTATAAAGTGATTAGCTTAAAGCCAGACGGTATGTTATACCATACACACTCTCAAACAATGCTAGGTAGAAACGTATCTGATGTGGTAACTTATTTAAAGAGTCCTCTGAATGAAGATATGTTAATTAAGTTGATGGATGAGATAGAAAAATTTTGGAATTCATAAAAACATAAAACTATGGCTAAGAAAAATGATAAAAAGTCTACATCTAAAAAAAAGACTACAAAAAAGACTACAAAAAAGAAAGTAGAAACAGTTGAAGAAGTTTTAGCTGAACTTGACATCAAAGTAGAAGAAGCTCCTGAAGTAAAGATTCCTGAAGCTAAAGATACTGATGCTGAAATGCGTGCTCGTAAAATTAGAAGACGTAGAAGGTTATAAACATAAAGTTATAATGTGTATTTAAAATAAGGCTAGGAATAAAACCCTAGCCTTATTTGCTTTGATATGTCCCTATAAATTGTTATATTAATATATAAATCATATAGTATGAATAACACCACTATACAGCTTAAGACTAAAGAAAGACTAAACAAGTTAGCCAGTAGCGACTTTGACAACTTGCAACCATGGATGATTGTTGAGGCTTTTAACAAAGGTACAGTTAACTGGTGCAGACGACAACTCCACGGCTTAAATATTAAGCAAACAGGAGATGAACAATCAAAAGCAAAGATTGATGATTTACAAGTATTATTAAAAGAAGAAACAGTACAGCTTACTAATAGAGATCTATTCGTTGAGACTACTTTAGTACTCCCTTCTGACTATTTTGAGTGGAAAAGAATTAGTGCCAATGCTCGTAACGAGTGTTGCGCTGATTCACGTAAAATGGTTGTATACTTAGCAGAAGAAGGTAACGTTGATGAGTTACTTAGAGATGTAAATAAACAACCGAGTTTTGAATGGGGAGAAACCTTCTGCACACTTAAAGGTAACAAAGTGCGTATTTATACTAATAATAAATTTACATTAGAGCCTGCAATTTTATCTTACTATAAGCAACCTAGACGTATTGAGATCTTAGGTGTCGTTGATCCATATACTACATTAATATCAACTGTAGAAGTTGAATCTGAGTTTAAAGACGATATAGTAGAATTATTAATTGACGAAGGTGTTAAGATACTCGCAGGAGATATAGAATCAATGAATCAAGTACAAACAGCTACGGGACAAGTAGAAGGAAATAACTAATGTTATGTATAACGACTTTAATAAACTATTAGATAGCTTTAAACCTGCATCAGCAACTTCTGTAATATCCGGACCTGGAGATAAAGATAAGGCAGCTAAGAAAGCGGCTAAAGCAAAGGATAAGGCTAATAAGGCTAGACAGAAGAAAAAGGAAAAGGGACAAAAGCAACGAGATAAAAAAGCAGCTAGGGCAAAAAAGAACCACTGTAAAAAGAAAACTGGTTGTCGTGCAAATGTAATGACTGGCGGTAAAGGTAGAAGATAATATAAAAAAATAGCTAATCTTTTTGTATGTTAACAAAAAAGAGTTATATTATATATATATTTATTAATTAAAAACAAAAATTATGTGCGCTTATTTTAATCACGCTTATAAAAAAGCTTTCGTTTCTACAAAGGGAAATGCTGCTGAGTCCGGAGGATGGACTCCAGATGGTGTTTCTGGAGAAAACGCAGGTACCGATG